TTATGTGCGAGTTTTTCATTATTAAAAACATAAATTGAAAACTTAAATATTATATTTATAAAATGTAGTGCTTCTCTTATTACGACGACTGGATTATCAAATATGCCCGCCACCGCCACCACCACCCCTTCTTATTCTTCCCATGCAGTATCAGTTGAAAACATACTCATCGGACAAATGGAAAACATCAACCCAGCTCCAACGACATTTCGCGAAAGTCAAGACTTAAGCGAGTTTCTCGATTTTGCACAACAATATGTGAGCATTGTAGAGCCATCTGACATGTTTGCTCGTCGTGTTGTTGCATTTCTCGAAACGATTCAACGTGCTCAAGTGCAGCAGCAAGAACAACCTCGTCCACGTGTGCATGTTACGCGCGTTGGAGCAAGACGCGTGTTTGCCGACATTACACACGAAGTCATGCAAGAAGAAAACATTGCCGCGAATTTCCGCCACACCTAAACAACACACCAACACAACACCACCCAAATCAATTATTCCCTAACCAAAAAAGAATACAAAAACAAAAACAACAAAACAAAAACAACAAAACAAAAACAACAAAACAAAACAAAAACAACAAAACAAAATTATTTTTTTATATGAATTAATATTTTTTTATTATTAATAAATTCAATGCTGTCAGAGTTAGAATTATACAAAGATTCATCAATTGACATTTTATTTTTTATATTATTCAATTCGCACATTTGAGTACTCAATTTCTCATGACTTAAAAAAAATAGCAACTTGAAATACATGTGATTACATATATAATTATTTAATATTTTGAATATTTCTTGTGAATTTAAAATGCAATCAAATATTCTAATGTCCATTTCTATTATTCTTGTAAAACCTGCAAAAAATCCATCTGCAATTTCGACTGTATATTTAACAATGTTGACTTGTTTTTTTTTATTACGCATATATTCGTGGTTATACTTTGCATAATCGTCGGAAATACCATTGTGCTCATTCATTGTGATTGGAAAATTGATGGTTATATAAAATTCTTTTTGCCTTTATATTTGTTTATTTAATTCATAAAGAAACAAAAGAAACAAAAGAAACAAATATAATGAGTTTTATTTTATTATTGTAAAATTATTTATTTACCTAGGGAATCCAACAAGGTTGGCGCCGATTCCGAAACCGGCACCGGACCGAGCAGAAACGGCAAGGCTCGGAACATACACATCCAAAATTGCAAACGTTGCTGCAGCAGACAGTGCAATCAAGCCAACTTCTTCCAACTTCAGACGTTGTTTGGGAATGGAGTAGGCAACAATCGCAACCATTATACCTTCAACCAAATATTTGATTGCGCGTTTTACAAGCTCGCCTAAATCAAGAACATTGTTGTACATTTTATATTATATTAAATGAATAGAAAAAAAAATAAAATTATTTTTAAAATATAATAATTAATTAGTGTTGGTTAATTTTATATTTATAAATTATATAATTAATAATTAATTATATTACTATCTAAATTACTTAAAAATGATTTATAATATAATATATAATATTAATTATTAATTAATAAATATGCCTAAAACGAATAAACCACGCGGTGTCGAAACCAAAAAGAACGAAGATGGAACAAACAATTTAAACTATGTTGATTTATTGGAAGAGGATAAAGCTATTTCCGGTCAAAAATTTGCTTGTTTGTCGTTTGTAAGTCCAGAAGAAATTATAAAACAGAGAGACCATTTTTTCTTTGAGGAGTTTCTAAAGCAGTGGAATTATAAAAAGTCGGTTGATGTAATGCTTCATTTTGTTAGTTTTATTTCTTACAAGTATAATTTGACATTTGAAAAGGTAAATGAAGATTTCCAGGATTTTCTCAAAACCGAGCATGAATCCGTGATGAAATATAACGTGAATGATGATTTTAAAACATTTATTGATACCAATGAGGAGAGACTGGATGTTGAATTTGGAGAACAACACGAATTTCAAACATCGGTTAGAGGAATCAAAGTTCGCGGCGTTTTTGCATCGCAGAAAGAAGCCGAGATGCGCTGCAAGCTGCTTCGCGAAGTTGACCCTAACCATGATGTCTACGTGGGTCCGGTGGGAATGTGGGTTCCGTTTCACCCGGACGCGTATAAGACCGGGCGCGTCGAATACATGGAAGAAACGCTAAATCAGCTCATGTCGGAAAAGAAAAAGAACGAGGATAATGCCAAAAAGGAATTTGACAAGCGCGTAAAAGAGGCTAAAGAAAAGGCAATCAATGAGAATAAAAAGAATGCAGAAAAATCTGGAAATAAACTTACTCAGACAATTAATTCCAAGGGTGAACTCGTAAGCGTGAAAAATCTGTCGGCTGAAGATGAAGATGCAACAAATGCGGGCGAAGATGAAGAGGACTCGGAAAATGTAACACTCGATGACATCCGCAAACAAATGTTTGAAACTGAGAATGTGGTGACTGATAAGAATACTGACCACGGATTGTCGCGTCTTACTGAAAACCAGTCTCTTCTTGACAAAGAGGATGACGACATTGGTCTTGATGAATGAAGTTTTACCAATAAAAAATAATAATTAAATTATAAAATTGTTAATTTAATTATTTATTTATTGTAAAGAATATAAAGCTATATTCACATATTCACATATACAATCATCTAGATAGATAGAGAATACAAAATGACAAAAGCAATCGGAATTGATTTGGGAACAACATATTCGTGCGTGGGCGTTTGGCAGAATGAGCGCGTGGAGATTATTGCAAATGACCAGGGAAATAGAACAACGCCGTCATACGTTGCATTTACGGACAGCGAGCGTCTAATTGGAGATGCTGCTAAAAATCAGGTATCCATGAATCCAGAAAATACTATTTTTGACGCAAAGCGTCTCATCGGTAGAAAAATCGACGATGCCAGCATTCAGAGTGATATGAAGCATTGGTCATTCAAGGTGGTTGCCAAGGATGGAGGTAAGCCGCATATTCAGGTGGAATTCAAGGGAGAACAAAAGACATTTTCTCCAGAGGAAATCTCCGCAATGGTTTTAATCAAGATGAAGGAAATTGCGGAGAGCTATTTGGGCTCGCCGGTTACGGAAGCTGTGATTACGGTTCCGGCATATTTTAATGATGGACAGCGCCAAGCCACCAAGGATGCAGGTGCGATTGCGGGGCTAAATGTGTTGCGCATTATCAACGAGCCAACTGCGGCGGCAATTGCGTACGGGCTTGATAAAAAAGGAAAGGGCGAGAGCAATATTTTAATTTTTGATTTGGGTGGAGGCACTTTTGACGTGTCGCTTTTAACAATTGACGACGGAATTTTCGAGGTAAAGGCGACAGCGGGAGACACGCATTTGGGTGGTGAGGATTTCGATAACCGGCTTGTGAACTGGTGTGTTCAGGAATTTAAGCGCAAGACCAAGAAAGACCCCACCGGTAATAACCGGGCTTTGCGTAGGTTGCGCACTGCGTGCGAGCGTGCCAAGCGAACCCTTTCGGCATCTGCGGAAACCACGATTGAGGTGGATTCGTTGTTTGACGGAACTGACTTTATGACCAAGATTACGCGAGCCAAATTTGAAGAGCTGTGCATGGATTTGTTTCGTTCTACTATTGACCCCGTTGACCGCGTTCTCAGAGATTCAAAAATGTCCAAAAGCAGCATTGACGAAATTGTGCTGGTTGGAGGGTCGACGCGCATTCCGAAAGTGTGCAGTTTGCTAATGGAGTATTTTAATGGAAAAGAGCTCAATCGTTCGATTAATCCGGACGAGGCGGTGGCGTATGGCGCGGCAGTTCAGGCGGCCATTTTGACGGGAGACCAGTCGAAGATTACGCAGGATATTTTGTTGCTGGATGTCGCGCCCTTGTCTTTAGGAATTGAGACTGCTGGTGGTGTCATGACAAAATTAATTGAGCGAAATTCCACGATTCCGTGCAAAAAGGGGCAGACATTCTCAACCTATGCGGATAACCAGCCCGGCGTTTTAATTCAAGTGTTTGAGGGTGAGCGCCAGCTTACTAAAGACAACAACATTCTTGGCAAATTTCAACTGGACGGCATTCCTCCGGCGCCGCGCGGAACTCCGCAGATTGAGGTCACATTTGATTTGGATGCGAATGGTGTGCTCAACGTGAATGCGGTTGATAAAGCCGGCGGAAAATCGAATAAAATCACCATTACAAATGATAAGGGGCGGTTGTCAAAGGATGATATTGAGCGCATGGTTGCTGAAGCGGAAAAATACAAGGAGGAAGATTCAAAGCACAAACAAAAAATTGATGCGCGAAACGGGTTTGAGAATTATGTTTATTCGGTCAAAAGTTCAGCTTCTGAGCCGGGTATGCAGGAAAAGTTGTCCGAGACGGACCGCAGCGCAATTGAGGACGCTTGCAAGGCGTCGCTTGAGTGGCTGGAATCTGTGGGTCACAGTAGTGAAACAGAGGCGGCCGAGTATGAGGCGCAACAAAAAAAACTGGAAGGAATTGTTAGTCCGATTATTTCAAAACTGTATGCTTCTTCTAATGGAGTACCTGAACAACAACAGCAGCAACAACAACAACCACCATCGTCATCGTCCTCTTCCTCCTCTGAACCAAACATCGAAGAATTGGATTAACAACAACTGCAAAATGCTGCTTTAAAATCGCAAAAATTTGATATAAATTATAATTTATTTGTTATAATTTATATACATATATATATATATATATATATTTAGGAACAGAAAATGTCTTCTCATAGTGAATACAAATATATAGAAAAAGGGGATGCTCTATCCCCGTCCCCGTCCAAAAAGACGCGCACGCCCACTTCAAAACACAGGACACCGTCCAAAAAGACGCGCAGACCCACCAGAACATACTTTGAAAAGGATTATTATAATCGAAACAGTAGAAACGCAAGAGCAAATAATGTTGCAGAGTTTGTTGAGTTTTTTAAAGAAAATTTTGGAGAGGAATCTTTTACAAAATTCATATGGCAATTATCTACTCCCGTAGCTTCGACGCAAGGATATAATTTTAGTGATTCTCCTTCATTTTTAATTGATATTACGAAAGAGTTTTTTGATTTACTAAAAAATATGCCAGATTTACCTCGAATTGTAGTTCCTTTAAGAGAAATCATAGAAAAATATGGTCCAAAAACGTTACATGGACCCCCCCTTAGTCGTGAAATTTATATTAAACAATGTGATGAAATTGTTGATAAATTTATATCTGTTAATAATTTGGATACTAATGGCGAACTCGCTACAAGTATAAAATTGTTTTTCAGTCGTGTGGTTTCTATATTACTTGATTTTATCGATAAAAATTCATTGCAACATACTCCAGAAGCACGCATAGCTGTCCAACAAAGAATGAAGGGTATTTGTTCAGTGTTTGAAAAATTGATTCAACTTCTCAATCAAAATAAAAAATATCATAAAATGATTCAAGGTTTTACTGTAGAAGATTTTATAAAATATGGTAAAGCTGAACGAGAATCTGATATAAAAAAATTAAAAGAAGAAGATGCAGCATATTATAGGGACGAATATCAAATTTCACAAGGGTTGCTCGAGCTTGCTGAAGAACGTCAGGAAGAACGTGACGAACGTAGACGACAACGAGCATATGCAGGGCAAGAAGGAGGAGGAAGATTAAAGATGTATTCGCGCAGTTATTATAAGAAACGCAGTCATAAAATGCGCGCGTACAAAAAAAACTAGAGTGAATTTGAGTCCCATTATTTCAAAACTGTATGCTGGTTCTAATGGCGGTACGTACAATGCCTGCACTGGATTAACAACAACTGCAACATGCTGCTTTAAAATCGCAAGGTGTCGTCCCCTTCATATGATAGATGCACGTCAAAAATGTAAAAATTGGAATACCAAACATTAGCGATATTATTGAATAAGTTATAATTGTCACGGTTTCTTGACTCAATAGGGAAGATGGTGTTGTTTGGTCATCATCGGTTGGCGTTTCGGTTGTTGAAGAATTGGTGGTGCTAACATTGGCATTGGTATCGACAGATAAAATAAATGTAAACAATATTGACAATATTGACAATGATAATAACATTGTTTTTCTTGATATATTATCATGATGTTTCATATGATTATTATTTTTTGATTTGTAATTATTTTCAAGTATTTAAAAATATTAAAATGAAACATTTATTTTCAATTTTTATTTATTTCAAAAATATAAATTGAAAACTTTTTAATTACTTTTTAAATATTCAGTGTTCAAACCAGTAAGAAGTCGCAACAACTCAATTATAAAATGGAAACCACAGGCAAATCTAAATCCAAATCAGGAGTAGGCAAGTCGTCGGGACTAAATAGAATGAACAAAAAGGAGGCTTCCGAGTGGTTTCAGAATCTATTACCTGCCCAGCAATCATTATTGAAACAAAAAGCAAACACATCATCATCCTCGTCAGAGGAGAGAAAAACAAAAAAAGAAATGCAAGAGCGAATGCACGAGCGCGAGCGTGAACTGATACTCAAACGACAATCTGAACACGAAGCTCGCATGAAAGCCCAGTTGCAATCTAAAGCGGAAATCACACAACAGATACAAAAATGTCGAGAATTGCGCTGCCGACTGATTCCACTCCAGATGAGGCTAAATCAGATGAAGTTGCATGAATCCCACAACACTTATCACCGGTACACACAATCTTCCCATTTCTATTTCAAACTTGGCAACTTGGAAGCCAAGGTTTCAAATGAAATACGGTTGATACAAAATGAAGAAAGAGTCCTTTTTGACATGCACCACATGCACCACTGCATCAAAAAATCAATCACAAAAATTATTGAAAAAATAAAAACAACCGCGTTTCCCAACCCTTACGCAAGAATTTGCGCAAGAATTCAAGCAAAAAATTATGTGGACGACATCTACAAAATGGTGACGGTGTAAATTATAAATTCTAATTTGCACTTGTTGTTGCATTGTTGGCGGTGTGAATCGCACTACCATTTATTTTTTTTCACACTGATTTTAGGTCCCGCTCCTTTTTTGTTGATGTTCTTCGGGTCATATGACTCTTCTTCGTCATCAGAATTCAAATCCTTGCTCATCTCCCAAAATTCTTTACTACCGAGTTTGAACGGCCCGTGTTGCTGCGCCTTGTACCAGAAAATTTGGTCCTGTAATTTATTCGACTTGGCATTTTTATTTATTACCAAACACTCGAAATTTTCAGTGCACTGGTCCATCACTTGACAGAACGACTCAAAAGTCGGAAACATTCCAGTGTAATTTTCATAAATTCGTTTTCGATTACCTAAATCCGGCTCTCGCAGGATAAATACATAATCAATGTTGGTTCTAAGAAGTGGAGGGATACCTAAAGGATATTGCATTGTAATTACTAGCATAATCTTCCAATGTCTCCCGTTGAGAAAAAGGAGACGCATCATGGTGTCGCGAGTCCATTTGTTATCGAACAAGCAATCATCGAGGATGACGAATGTTCGAGGGTCTATTGTGCTTCTTTTATAAGATTCAATTTCCCTTTTAACTTGTTTCAGCACTGCTTTTTGTCGTTTCAAAATATTTTCTATGATTGCGGTGTTGTATGCGTCATGGATGAAGAGTTTCGGCACGTGTTCTCCGAAGAATCCGTTTCCTGCTTCTGTTCCTGAAATAACGGTTCCGATGGGAATGTCTTGGTGATAGTACATGAGGTCTTTCACGAGGAAACTTTTACCGGTATCACGACGCCCGATTAAGACGATAACAGGACCTTTATTTTCGTCCGGTTTAAAACTGATTGAGCGCATATCAAATTTCCCTAGTTCTAAATTCATATTTTAATGCTTGTTTAAAAAATGAATGAATGTGCTATATATTATATATTATATCCTGTAAAAATATAAAAAATGAATGTGTCAAACTAATTTGAATTTAGTATAATAAATGTAATAAATGTTATAAATGGTTATAAATGTAATAAATGTTATAAATGTTATAAATGTAATAAATGAATGTAATAAAATATAAGTTTAAATAGTTGTATTTTTCTATTTATAGAAAGTAATATTTCAATTATTCATTTATTTACCGTTGATGTCTATTCCTGTTAACCCTCCTCCTGTTAATCCCCCTGTTATTCCAGTTGTTGATTCCGATACAAATACAAATGTTTCGACTGTTTTGGCAGATGACGAATTTAAATTCAAATTGTTTTACCAAAAACCGAAAAATGATAATGTTCTTAAAGATTTAGAAGTGTCATTAATGGGATTGAAAAAATGTCAAAATTATATTCCAATTTATTCGAAATTCTTCTCTCTCAATTACACAAACTATAATTCAATCAACCTTAACCAGAAACACAGCGCCAAAACAATTTTGGCTTATTCCGCTTTACCAGGTGATGACGGTTTGCCAAAAAATTGTGGAAATGCAATCATTTTTCCAAATCCCAACCATTGTAAGAAAGATGACGAAAATGTTTCTGCCGATGCGACTACTCCTGTATTTTTCAAATTCTCTCCATTGCTTGACCCGATTAAATATTTAGCCGGAAGTTATAATTTCAAGGGACCCGCCGGCGCGGCGGATGGAATAGAGGGAGTCCGCTCGTCGTCGTGTTATCTAGATTCCTTATTGAGCTTGCCATCCATTCATTCAACTCCATTTTCTTTTGATTCAGCCACAATCCTGAGGGAACGTAGTTCCCCCACACCCCCTCCTTTCACAGAGGGGGTCGTAGGGGGGTGCTTGTCGCCCCCTACCAC